CTAAAGACAAAAAGATGGTTTAAATTTAAGCCAACAGATAAAATAAAAACATTACAGAGAGATCCATGCTTAAGACAGTAAAATTATATGGTGATCTGGCAGATTTTGTAGGATGGAAAGAACAGAAGGCAGAGGTAAGAAATACAGTTGAGGTGATGCGTTTCTTGCGTTGTAATCATCCAGAGCTAGAAACATATATGATAGATAAATTTTACAAGGTAGATATTGGTGGTTATAACGTAACAGAAGAAAATATGCTTGATCCGATAGCAGAGGAAATAAAAATAATACCAGTAGTTGAGGGTAAAATATTTGGAATTATTGCAGGTATTGGTTTACTTTTTGCTGGTGGTAGTACAGCTTTAGCTACAGCTACAGGATTTTTAGGGTTTCTTGGTACAGCAGCAACAGCTTTAGGATCAACATTAATTTTACAAGGAATAAATGATTATCTAACACCAAAACCGAAACCGATGTCATCTTTAGAACCAGAAGATGCCACTGTTAACTTTGCCTTTAGTGGGGTCACAAACGTATCAAGAGCAGGTGTAGCCTTACCTCTTGTCTATGGAGAAATTTTTGTCGGAAGTATAAACGTATCAAATGGAATTGATACAGACCAGATTGAGGTAACAGTTTAATGGCTGCTATTGTAAGTCACGGAGATTTTAGTAATGATGTTTTCTTTGCACATTATTTTGGTGAGATTACGGATCAACAGTTAGATAACTATCTAAAAGAATTTGGTAATAGTTCATTAGGAAATGATGTTGTATTTGATGCTGCTGGAAAATTAGTTGAAATAGAAGGTATCATTGTTGAAACTGGTAGTTACAGTCAGTCAGGAACAACAGTAACAATTTCACATGATGGTAGTGAGACAATAAATGTAGGTGATGTTTTAAATGTAATACTAAATGTAGGTGCTGTTGCTAGTGAAGTCAGAGAAGAATTAACAGTAGCCTCAGTTACTTCATCAACAGTTTTCACTGTTACTCGTACAACTTCTGCTACAGTTTCAGCCGAAGTAGTAAGTTTCTATAAAGAAGATGTTCCTTTAGCTGGAACTTATTCTCAATCAGCAAATACAATCACTGTCACTCATAGTGGCACAGAAACATTATCTGTTGGTGATGTCGTTGATTTAAACGTAACCTCTGGTTCTGGTACAACAGAAAATGTGACTGTCACCTCCGTCACCTCTTCAACAGAATTTAAAGTTGCAAGTAGCACTTCAGTCTCTACATCAGGTAATGCCACTTTTACAAAACAGAATAGTGTAAACATAACAGCAGGTGATGTTGATGGCATACAAACTACTACAGATTCCTTACTGTCCAGTAAGCAATCAAATGATCTTATAGATGTTTTATCAGAAGGAGAGATCGCTGGTTTTCATTCCCCTTTAGAGGCAGGTTTTACGCAAGGAACTGATAAATATAATATTGCAGCATTAAAAGATGTTTTTCTAAATGGAACGCAAGTTTTAAAAGAATCAGCAGATATTAATAATCTTACAGAGGGTGATTTTAATTTTACGAGAGAAGATATTAGTTTTGAACCTAGATTTGGAACTTCTAGTCAGACTGCCTTAGATACTATCAATGAAATAGAATCTGAAACTGCTGTCGGTATTGAAGTAACAAAAGCAACTCCAGTATCAAGGTCAATTTCAAATCAGATAGATAAATTAAGAATTACTATTGTATTTCCTACTCTTCAGCAATTTAATACAGATGATGGATCTACAAATGGTACACAGGTCAATTTATCTATAAAAATTACAGAGAATAATGGTACAGAACATAGAGTTATTAAAGGAACAAAAGGTGCTGTAATCGGTAAGACAAATACACAGTATTTTAGAGATTATATTATAAAAGGATTATCAAATCTCAGCTATCCAATAACTGCTACTGTCACTAGAGTCACTAATGATTCTACTGATACTAATTTACAGAATAAATTTAGTTGGTCATCCTTTACAGAGATAACGGCAGAACAGAGAGCTTATGTAGATATTGCACACGTTGGCTTACGTTTTAATGCAGAATCATTCAGATCAATACCAACAAGAACATACAGAATAAGAGGAATTAAAGTAAAAATCCCACA